CCATACACATATTTAAGGTCTATCCGTGTTTTTGTATCCGCAAACTAAATATATGTATGGATACAAAACACCCACCCTCTTTGAGAGACCTATATCCTTTTCGTGCATAAATGTATTTATGCACGAATAGAGATTAGTTTGCGGATACAAAAACACGGATAGACCTTAACATTTAGGATACAATGCCTCGTATGTTTTTCCACTAATAATTTTATACCCATATTTCAAACGGGTATAAAATAAAAAAGATGTCATTCGACCCAAATATTACAATATCTACTTCGACAAGTGTCGTCGCGTCTTATCCATCATTAACCGTAAATGGCATCAAACTCAATGGTTCAACTGCTAATTATCCCAATTCCATTTCCGCCATGTGTCAGCCATCATCCAGTTCCAATATTACTTATACCAATGGCAATACAACCACCGAATTCAAGGCAAGCCAAATGTGGATAGTCGGTCAAGCACAAGGATCGCAATATCCTCTACAACAGGTGAATGGCGTCCAAGATGTCCAAGGCGAACTCATTATTTATAATACCAGTACCAATGGAGATAACGGCATCTATATGTGCTATTTATTGGTTCCAGTTACAGGGGGATCTTCGAGCCAAACCGATCAGATACTTCAAGCGGCCAAATCGGGGAATTCTCAGCAAAATGTCACGGTGAATTTGACCACGGACGTAACCGCCAATTTACCTCCCTCCACTGGTTTGAAATACATCGTATATAATACGAGCACAGCCACCGTGATCGTTTGCACCACACCCATTTATATTTCGTCCAACGTCATTTTCACCCTACAAAACAATCTTGGACTTTTCGATACGACTGCCTCCCAATATTTAGTCGTAAGTCCAATTACAGAAGGATCTTGGATGGAATGCGATTATGTCCCTGTCGATTCGGAGGAGGTCGCATCCTATAGTCTCCCCCTTTCGAGTGGCCTTGTCCAAGATTCGAGCATGTTTAATTCATTCAAAACCATCATTTTGTTCATGGTTTTTATGTTTTTCTGTATAATGGCCTATTTAGCCATTCCACCCATTTATGGGTGGGCGGCGAGATTATTGTTTGATGCATTTGGTGATGATGACGACGAAGAAAAAAAGAAGGCGTTGTTTTTCATGGATGCGGGAATCTCCGCGATCATTGGAGGATTAGCGATTTTACTGATCGGTGTCGGTGCATTTGGTCCGGCTAATTCAAATAGTGGTCCAACACTGATGGCGGGATTTTGCTTCGGACTCATTTATTTGATTGCGTATGTTATTATACAGGTCAAAAAAATGGGGGGCAATTTTCCCGACGGGGTAGATTATAATGAATAATATGATGTAGCGGTAGGTAGATCTAGTTTTTTTCAATATAACTGTTTTGTTTAGTGATTTATTATATTTTATTCAATGCTATTATGCTAATAAAATAAATTGTTTTATATGTAATTTATTTTATAATGTGGAAATAAAACCAGATCTACCTAATCATAATTCGGAGGCGATATTAATCTCTATTCGTGCATAAATATATTTATGCACGAAAAGGATATAGGCAATCCACATTTTTGTATCCATTTGGATACAAAAACACGGATAGACCTTAATTCGGAGGAGGCGGTATTAATTGGGCACGTTTCCACACACTACTACTACTACCATTTCCACCTTGTTCTACGCATACATAAATATAGTTAGTGTCATATGCAAAATCTCCTAAATTTCCAGGCGCATTCGGACTTTCAGGAGGAGTTGATGAAAAAATCCAATTATTTCCATTAAAAATCGCGCGTGTAGTACCATCTCCTGTTCCTATTATTACTTGTCCCGAAATATCAGGATTAGTTGCGCAATTTGCTCCAATAATTGTGTTATTGCTCCCATGGACAATATTAGATCCGGTATTATTTCCAATTACAACATTATAACTTCCGGTAGTGTTTGACCCTAAAGCATTATCTCCTATAGCAATATTAGCATTTCCCGTGGTACTTGCTGATAATGCCTGAGAACCGATAGCTATGTTAAATGAACTCGCACGAGTGCTATTTTTTAATGCTTGATATCCTAAAGCAATATTTTGTGTGCCGTTAGGGTTTGAATTTAATGCCATCTTACCTATAGCGATATTATTGGACCCAGTTTGATTTTGTTGTAATGCTTGATATCCTAAAGCCATATTATTGGACCCAGTTTTATTTTTTTGTAATGCTTGATATCCCAAACCTACATTTCCACTTCCTGAATTATTATATAATGATTGATAACCTAACGCTATATTATTAGATCCATCCTGATTCTTATTCAATGATTGATATCCTAATGCGATATTATTGGACCCAGTTGTATTTGTATATAATGATTGATATCCTAAAGCTGTATTATTGGACCCAGTTGTATTTTGTTGTAATGCTTGATATCCTAAAGCTGTATTATTGGACCCAGTTGTATTTTGTTGTAACGCATTAGTTCCTACTGCCATATTTTCATTTTTACTATTAACAAGAGTATTTATACTATTGTAGGTTTTAGTAGATATTGGAAACGACATTGCAATATTTATATATAAGAGGGAGGTTATTTTCTATAAGAGGGAGGTTAATCTCTATTCGTGCATAAATATATTTATGCACGAAAAGGATATAGGCAATCCACATTTTTGTGTCCATACATATATTTAGTTTGCGGATACAAAACACGGATAGACCTTAAAAGGATCCAGAAATATATGCAGTTGGCGTGTATATTATTCTAAGTCATTTTTGTTTTTCCCTAACTAACAGAGAACTATATCTAAAAATCATCTCCGGATAATTGAATAAATTTCCACGTAGTCGTATTTTCGTCATGGTATGTACATATATAAATCTTATCATTGTCGTATGCAAATTCTCCAACACTTCCAGGCGAGTTAAAAATACTTGCAGGCGGACTTGTGCCGAAATTCCAATTATTTCCATTAAAGATGGCACCCCGAAATCTGTTACCGGTTCCTATTATTACTTGTCCCGAAATATCAGGATCAGTTAAGTAATTTGCTCCAATAATTGTGTTATTATTTCCAACCACAATATAAGATCCTTCTGCATTATTTCCAATATTTCCAATTACAATATTATTACTTCCGGTAGTGTTTGACCCTAAAGCATTGTTTCCTATAGCGATGTTATTATTTCCTGTAGTATTTTTCAATAATGTCTGAAATCCGAATGCTATGTTAGATGAACTCGTGTTATTTTTTAATGCTTGATATCCTAAAGCAATATTTTGTATGCCGTTAGAATTTGAATTTAATGCCATCTTACCTATAGCAATATTATTACCATTATTGCCTCCACCTGCTTGTAATGCTTGATTTCCTATAGCAATGTTATTATTTCCATTCCTATTATTATATAATGTTTGATACCCCAAACCTACATTTCCACTACCTGAATTACTAAGATATAATGATTGATAACCTAACGCTATATTATTAGATCCATCTGAGTTTGTATATAATGCATTAGACCCTAAAGCAACGTTATCAACTCCGTTGTTATTATATAATGATTGATACCCTAAAGCTGTATTATTGGACCCGCTTGTATTGTTTTGTAACGCATTAGTTCCTAAAGCTGTATTATTGGACCCGCTTGTATTTTTTTTTAACGCATTAGTTCCGAATGCCATATTTTGATTATTATTAGTAAATAGAGTATTAAGTTTGTTTAGGGTTTGAACATTTAATTGAATAGGCATTGCAATATATATATATATATATATTACTATAAAGGTAGATAATTTACATATTTGATAATGAAAATTCCGTATTTTAAGGATAGACCTTAATCTCTATTCGTGCATAAATATATTTATGCACGAAAAGGATATAGGCAATCCACATTTTTGTATCCATTTGGATACAAAAACACGGATAGACTTTAACCTTTATCACCAATCTGCTAATGGAATACGCTTCCATCTAACTGTAAAATTTTCTGGATTAACATTAACATTTGTATAACAACATATATAAATATAATTGCTGTCATATGAAAATTCTCCCAATCTTCCAGGTGAGTCATGATGCTGAGGTGGAGCGCATGAAAAATTCCAACATTTGGTAAATCCATTAAATGACATTCTCGATATTCCATCGCCAGTTCCTATAATAATATTACCATCATTAGACCATAATTTATTCTGCTGTAAATCTAGGTTACAATTAACGCCAATAAATGTATTATTATTACCAAAACTAGTCAAAGAATTAGATCCGATTGCAATATTGTTACAGTTTATATCACCAACTATAGAACTTACACCAGTTCCTGCATTTATACCTATTCCTATATTACCGGAACCATTTAGGTTATTATTTAAAGCATTATTGCCAATTGCAATATTACTACTTCCATCAGTATTACTATTTAATGCATTCGTCCCTAACGCGATATTTTTATGTCCTGAGTTATTTGCTACATAATTTGTATTATTTTGCAAAGCACCATTTCCTAGGGCAATATTATTAGTACCATTTGTATTACCAAATAATGCATTGGAACCTATAGCAATATTATCAAATCCTCGGTTATTTCTATATAGTGCGTAGCTTCCTAAAGCAATATTATTACTTCCATCTGGATAGGAATGTGGTCCTCCAGCTCCTAATGCATTTACGCCTATGGCTATATCATTATAACCACCTAAACGCATGGAAGATGCTGCTTGGGTTCCAATCGCTATCATATTAATTGCATCATTTTGATAATTTTGATAATAATAGCTATTATTAGTTAGTGATGATGTACCGAAAGCTATATTATTATTATTATTAAATAAGGCCCCGGTTCTTTCACCGACAGATATATTATTACTACCAGTACCTGAAGTAGGATTACCATTTGATGTATAACCATTACCATTCATAATTATATTATTCTGACTATTATCATACAGATTATTTATTAATAATGTTTGTCTTCGTTGTAGTTGTATTATTTTTTGTATGAATCCTGCCATAGTCAATACTTATATATATACTATATATATAGTTCTGAACCGTAGTAGTTTTTTATGTGACTAAAATGACGAGTACCAAGCAATATATTTATGTGACTTTTTTACTCTACTCTAGACCAACCAATCTATGATTAGGTAGATCTGGTTTTGTTTCCACATTATAAAATAAATTGCATATAAAACAATTTATTTTATTAGCATAATAGCATTGAATAAAATATAATAAATCACTAAACAAAACAGTTATATTGAAAAAAGCCAGATCTACCTACCGCTAAACCAATCGGTTTTTATGTGGAACGAATGTACCTTAAGGATACACCCTACACTGGCGCAGCACCTCTCACATTTGTCGCCACGGGTTTGAAAGATGTGGTGACAATCTCAAAAACCTCACCCTTACCGACGGGTGCCATCTTGGCAACCACTTCTTCTTCCAAAGTATCAGGACTCAACGGGGGCATATTCACGTTTTGCACAACCTCTTCATGAACGTATTCCACATGAGTAGGGGCCAAAGGAACGGACGGAATATTCATGATAGGTTTTACTGCGGCGCTACGACGTAAAAGAGTATATCCCACAAAAACGTATAAAACGGCTAAAATGGGGGACGCATAGACAAAAAGACCAATGGTTATCAAAAGGATCGAAATCATGCCTAAAGGAGATTCGACATAGGGAGCTAGGGCGGCGGGTGTGTGAATGGGAAAAACCAAATAGACAACCATAATAACCAGGACCAAGATCTCGATCAAAGAAATCGATTTCATTAGGGATTTTGCGGATTTGAGAACAGATGAACCGAATTTCATTTTATTATGCAATATAGAATAAGAGAGGATATTTTACCAAGATACTAACAACAAAATTGAAATAGAAATATCATTTGAATATAATACCACATACTCAAACCATCAAACATAAAATCCATGATCAATAATTCAAATATAATCAATCGTAGTTTCAAGAAATCGAAACCGAAACTGAACCAACTAAATGGAAAAACTACATCATCTAGTAAAACAGAAACATCAACCTTGACAGACGAATACCAAAACCAAGTTTCCAGCGCTTCTTATTTGGGGAAAAAGGGTTATACAATCCCTAAATCCGTTTTGACCCAGGATGACCAAGAATTTCTTAAAATAGACCTTTTTATGAAACCCCAAGTAAATGGACCACAATACGGACCTGATAATGATTGCGACGCATTTCCTGTATATAGAGAAAATGCCAAGAAAATGTATCTACCTCGGTTCTACGGAATTCAGCGATATGGACTTCCACCTAAATCCGAAATTGAGAGTGGCGAAGATATTTCCGTCGAATTTGTTAAACCTTTACGTGATTACCAAGAAAATATTATCGGGATCTATATGAAACATGTTCGGAAACCGATTTGTTCGGCGGTCGATTCTACCGCTTCCGTAGGTGTGGTCAAAGGCAATGGTGCTATCCTGGAAGTCCCCTGTGGCCAGGGTAAAACAGTCATGGCCCTCAAAATCATTTCCCTCGTGGCCAAGAAAACGTTGATTATCGTCCATAAAGAATTTCTACTAAACCAATGGATTGAACGCGCGGCCGAATTTCTCCCCGCGGCGAAAATCGGTAAAATTCAAGGCCCCATATTGGACATCGAAGGAAAGGACATCGTCATCGGAATGTTACAGACACTATATGATCGCGAATTCCCCGAAGGCGTGTTCGATTCGTTCGGCCTGACTATTGTGGATGAGGTCCATCGTATCGGGAGCGAACAATTCTCGAAAACACTTTTGCGGGTGGCGACGGCGAATATGTTGGGAATCTCGGCTACAGTCGATCGCAAAGATAAACTGACCAAGATTCTTTACATGTTCATCGGTCCCAAGATCTATTCGGAACAGCGGAAACAGGGCGATCCCGTTTGTGTCCGTGGCATCGAATATGTTTCGACGGATCCCGAATTCAATACGACGGACTATGATTTTCGCGGAAATCCCAAATATAGTACGATGATTTCGAAACTGTCGGATTTTGGACCCCGATCCGATTTCATTGTTCGCGTCATCGGCGATCTTGTCCAAGAAAATGAGGAAACGGGTGAGGGACGGGGTCAAATCATGGTTTTGTGTCATAATCGGTCATTATTGACGTATTTACACGATGCGATTGTTCATCGAAATATAGGATCGGTAGGATTTTATGTAGGGGGGATGAAACAACGCGATCTCCAAGAAACCGAATCGAAAAAAATCGTGTTGGCGACCTATGCCATGGCCGCGGAAGCGCTGGATATAAAGACCCTATCGATCTTGGTAATGGCATCACCGAAAACCGATATTACTCAATCGGTGGGGCGTATTTTGAGAGTAAAGCATGACCGACCCATTGTGGTCGATATTGTGGATCGCCATGAAATTTTCCAGAATCAATGGAAGCAGCGTAAGACGTTTTACCGGAAATGTAATTATCGGATACGATCAATAGATAGTATTCGATACGGGGGAATGTCCATTGACTGGGATACGGATCGGAGCTGGACACGTGTCTTTGATCCAAAGACCTTTGGACCCGGAGGAGGACTCGGTGAATGCGCTGCTGATGGCGATAAACCAGAATCGACGGGGTGTTTGATTTCAATTGATAAGTTGGACTTAGATGATGCGTGATTTATTTACGGGACTTGGATTGTGGTTTTCGATGTTTTTTGGATCTATTATTTTTCTTGGATCTATGGTGGCGTCTTTTTGATTTTCCACCCCCTCGAAAACTAGATGGTAAATTCGAAAAACGACCTGCAAAAGAGTTATTAGCAGAAGATGTTATATCACTCATATTTCCTGTAAGAGATAGTTTTGTATAATGATTGTATGCTTCGGGTAAGGACACCGCTGACATTTTTATTGTTCCTTACTCTATTCAGACATTTTTTGCTGATCCGCCAATTCTTCTTTCGTTCCAGTACGAAGAACTGTATATTCACCGTGAAGTTTCATACCGATTAAATCAAGCGCAGCTTTAACCTGTTCCTTATTTTCGGGTGCAGTAGCCTCTTCCAAGACCTTTTCAATAAGTTTCTTTATTGTATCGGAAGGACCCAATTTGTAGTATTTAAGACCTTCTGCCCAATAAACCTTTTTCGTGGAAAAATACTCTCTGTGATATGCATTTTTAATAACATTGATCGATTCTTCATCTAGTCCAATAGTGGTTATCAGATCCTCGGGTTCTTTGCCGATTTTTTGATCAAGAATATTCCTAAATTCGGGTTTCTTGGAGAGAACGACCATATTTTCCTTGATGGATTTGGAAATTTCTCCAAAATCATGTTTTGTACCATGACGCGCAAATATATCTAGGGGCATCATTCTAGAAGACACTTGAGACACTTGAGACATATGAGATATAACAAAAAAGACAAGTATGACAAAAAGAAAGGAAAAAAGAGATCCTCCTTTTTCTTCATCGTCGTGTTCGTAAGTCGTAAATTTTGCTAATACTCTGGTGGGATTAACGCTGGTTTTTACAGGGACTCTTCCTCGGAGACTAAACATACCTCCACGCATTTTCTTGAGGTTTCTCGATTTCCTAGTTTTTACACGACGACTTTTTCTCGCCTTTGTACTTTTGGTTGAATTTTTCATTATTATATATATTCCCCCTATTTTTCCCTCCGTCTGACCCCCTTGTCGCGACCAAGGTCGAAATATGCGCGATTTTTCGACCCTTTACTACCCTGATAGGAACCCATCGCCTAAATTTCGGATGAAAGGTACATTCCATAATTACGCGTTTGTCCAGATCCACATATTTATCTTCGCACATATCTTCGAAATCCTCTTCGTCATCGCTTTCCTCAATGGCGTCCAAATTCTCATTTTCCTTGATCTTACGAAAAATCCCATTCATAAAAACGCTGGTCCGATAACTTGGAATATAGGCCAAACCATAGTATGCGGGACCCTGCGATCCACCGTAAGCGTATAGGTGATAAATATCGTTTTGCGGATCGGCGCGGACCTCGAAACAGGTGGTTTCGCGATATTGCGGCTTTGAAAAATCGTATTTGGGCTGTTGCTGTTGTGGTTGGATGCCAGCCTTCGGTTCGGTGGTAGAGATCGAAGGCAAAACGACGGTTCTCATTTCTGCCATCTTGGTGGGCGGAACATTGATATGGGGCACGATTTGTGTCAAAGATCTGTATTGAAAATGATGGATGGGATAAGATAATACGGGCTCCGCGTCATCACTCGATGAAAACATCATTGGCAAAACGATGCGGAATGCGTTTTGGTCTATAAATTGCATAGAGTCCTCACCGCAAAATTTGACGAAAAATTCCTCCAAAAACCCGAGTTTCTCACAAAAGGGAAGTTTTACCAGAGAAATCCCACAACTGTAAATGAAATCTTCGATGACAAAATAGGGGACAGATTCACCTCTCGGATCTTCGAAAATCGTTCCATATAAAATCGTCCCATAGGCGAGTTTTACGGGAATATCACAATGGGAAATAATCTGAATATGGGCGATTTTTTTATCTCGCCCCAATTCCAATAAAAAACAGACGTCACGATCCTGGTAAAACGTCATCCATAAAAACGCCTTTTTTCCATAGGGAATGGCTAAACATATATCATATTCTGGTGCAACTTTCTTATGGGATATAATTTCATAAGAAAGTTCGAATTCGGGGAACCGACTCATTAGATCGGCATATTCACTGGGGGCGATCTTTTGTGACATTTATAGGGTATCTCGATTAGATACAGAGATATACATAGTTGCGTTTATGTCATTTTAAAATATTAATTTATCTTGGATTTTGGGATTTATCCATAATAGACACGGTGTCTAGGGTGTTTCTTGGAACGGCGGATAGTGCGTCTATGTTTTTTCACAGATTTTCCGCGGCGTTTTCCACCAACCATTTCGGGATTTTTGGGGGGGATAGGGGTGTTGTTTTCGAGAGTTTCGTCTGTAGCACCCGAGATATCTGCATTCAATTCGGGCGAGGATTCCGATTCTGGTTTAAAAGTATTGTCGGAAGAAGGAATGGAAGGAATGGAAGGAAGAGATAGATCACTACTACTTTCAGATGAATCATTCATAACGGGAGATATTTTATTGTCTTCCGGTTGCAAGAGTTCAATTTCCTTTCGAAGTTCAGCAATAACCTCTTCTTTTGCTGCAATAATTGCATCTTTTGCTTCAATGATCGCGTCTTTTGATTCATTTACTTTTTCTTTTTCGGCAATAACTCGCTCTTGTTCCATACAATCTGGTCCAGGTTCTGCGGATTCATCATCCATAGTTGTTGGTGAGCGTGTAGGTTGATCTAATTCGTATAGTTCGTCGTTTTTATCTGTTTGATCAGCACTATCGGTTTGATCAGCACTATCGGTTTGATCAGCACTATCGGTTTGATCAACACTTGAATCGCTTCCTGTTCCGAAAACCTTTTTGCCAAATTCACTGGCCGAATTCATCATCGTGCCAACAATCGAATTATCCTTGGGAGGTTCAGATGCCTCAATTGTGGGTTGAGGTACAGGTTCAGATGCCTCAATTGTGGGTTCAGGTACAGGCTCAGATGTAGTCATAACTGATTCGGGTACAGGTTCAGATGCGGGTTCAGGTGCATCCATAAGTGGTTTTGCATCGGGTTCGGGTACAGGTTCAGGTGAGTCCATAAGTAGATCTGAATCGGGTGTAGATTTAACAGGTTCGGATACAAATCCAGGCGTAGTATCTGGACCAGCACCCCCAATCAATTTCTTATAATATTTATAAATCTTGCGCCTACTAACTCTAGTAGAACCCGCGGGTTCATAAATGGATCGCTTTTTACTATTGTTTTTCTTAGATACCATCAACCTATCTATATAATATACAAATATTTTACTGGATCTGCGATAAAATACTAAAACGAAACCATATAAAAATTTTACCTAAATTTTAACCATACTCGACCATGCCACATATTATTATTATCGAAAAGTCGGGTGCAATCAAAGAATTATCTGTTCGCGATTTCAGTGAAGATCAATTATACAAAAAAGCGGGTTTCAAAACAGCCGACGATTTTACTAAACATACTTCTTGGAAGGTCGTTGTCCAAAATAAATCCTATATAGTGGATATTTATGGAAAAATAACAGGTCGTGCTGGCCAAGAAAACAAATACGATTTCCCACCTCCCATCGATAATACCCTCTTTTTCGGAAGTTGTGTTTTGATCAATCGATTGCCTGGCGGTGGGGTATCGGATCTTTCTGCAAAAGAATGGAATTTGATATACGAAGAATTGTTTGGTGGGTTTGAAGATATTGGCGATGAAGACACAGATGAAGATGATGATTACGACGATCCTGACGGAGAACCAAGAACTAAAGAAGGATATGTTAAAGACGGGTTTATTGTAGATGATGACGAAGAAGATGAGGATGAAGACGAAGAAGAAGATGAAGATGAGGATGACGATGACGATGATGGAGACGATGATGACGACGATGATGGCGGTAATAAGAAAAAGAAATCCAAAACCAAGACTAGGGTGAAAATCACCGAAAAGAAGAAAGCATTAAAGGCGACGTCAAAGCCAAATAAAAAGGCCGTTGCCGAAACTGTATTTTTAAGTGCAAATGGAAAATCACAAGATTCATTTTTAGACTGCACGAGCGAATTGCAGGAAGAAGAGTATTTTGCATAAAATTGAAAAAGATGTAAAGAATCCGTATGGTAAAACAAAACAATCTAAATATAATCCGTTAAACACCAATATCAACCCTTGGCTATGACGCTGTCTATTTCAAATCCAGATCAATTTCGCGAAAATATTCGCACTAAAATGGCGAAGGTTTTAGATCTTGATCTAGATCTAGACCCCAATATAATCATTAATTTGGAAAAGGGAATCTTTAACTACGCCATCAAAGAGGCTATCCGACAAAAAATCGTAAAAAAATGGGAGAATCCTCTCTTTGCGCAAATTTATATAGATCGCTTGCGAACCATTTATATAAATCTAAATCTAAAATCCTCCACAGGGTCGGTTATCGTAGAACAACTAAAAAATAAAGAAATTGCGCCTCAAACAGTTGCATTTATGACACACCAGGAATTTCAACCGGAACATTGGAAGGTTTTGATAGATAAAAAGATTAAGAGGGATGCATCGAAATATGCGGACAATACTCAGGCATCTACGGATATGTTTATCTGTAAAAAATGCAGATCGAAACGTTGTACTTATTATGAATTACAGACGCGTAGTGCGGATGAGCCGGCTACTATTTTCGTAACTTGTTTGGATTGCGGAAAACACTGGAAATCATAAATTCGTAATCAATGAATCTATAATTCGATTAAAATTTTCAACAGCTCTATTAAAGTTATGTTCTTCATGAACCCTCTTATATAATTGCGAAGACATTTCCAATAATTTCTTTTTATTTGACAAAGCATCATCAATAATTCGAATAATTTCATCGTCTTCCATAAATTCATCGACTTCCACAATATTTCCTTCAAATAATTCTTTTTCTTCACCTGGGCATTTACCCAAAATGGCACAATTCGATGCAGAAATTTCAAGATATTTATGCATCATTAGATCGACAATCGTAGGACATGCTACACATAAATACGATTGGTTTATTAACATTGACAAATCTTCATTTGCAATATTTGCATCAATAATACATATAGCTGGCACTATTTTTACGTTATATCTATCACTTAACTTATTTATAATTTTTTCTAGCTTATTTCGTAATGGATAAAATTCGATAGGATCGTCATCATTTATTTTTACATGATAATGTTTTTCATATTTTTCGATATAACGATTAATGGAGTCTAAATTTTCCTTCTTATACGGATAAAAAAATTCTCTGGTTCCATAAATCAGTATATCGTATTTTTTTTCAAGACCATAATCTTTAAATCGATCAACATTAATAAATCTTGAATCAAGACATATAAATTGTTTATCTGGGAATTCATTTTTATAACGATCTATTATAGATTGGCATTTTCCGATATGAATGATTCCCTTAAAGTTTTCTCTTTTATAACAATTTTCTAGACATATACGTGTTGAATAAAACATATCAAGAATCAATGTATAAAAAGGTATATTCAAATTAAAAATATTTTGCCAATAGGGATCTGTAAGTCCAGTCGCAAAATAAAAGATAAGTGATGGTTGAAATTGTAAAATTTCATTTGTAACGCGATTTACATTGTCGTCTGTCCAATATATACGAATATTATATTTTTCATTTTTGTCTCTTACATATGTAATTAAATCATAATATGATTTTCCAGACCAATTTTTAAAATGACCTTCTTCAGCAATAAAAACGATATTTGACGACATGAATATATTAAGCCACGTTCGCACGCTATATATTCTTTTTGATAATATAAATTCACATTTATATTATTTCCGGGAATAAATATATATCACCAAATATAACTATTGACATTTGGATTGTAGAAATCATAAATCCAATTCGGTAAAAAATTTGACAATAGAATCATTCATATCATTTTTTTTAAAAATATCATACGTAGTCGATGTTATTTTTTCAATCTCTTCTTCAGATTTATTCAAATAATCCCCAATTTCAACCGCTAATTTATCATAATCAATATTAATCATAATATTTTGAAATTCAACCAAGTGGGGTTCTATGATGGTATCTATATTTGTCATTGTTTCATTGATAGTAAAAATTCGATTCGAATATAAAAGTGCGAAACGATAATAATCAAATATTTTGTTATTTTCTTTTGAATAAATGTTCAAAACGATTTTACTATTTTCAATTATTCGAATGTATTCATTGATCGAATTGATATTGTTTCTTACGACAACCTTATATTTTTGAGATAATTTATTCAATAAGTCTCCTCTTCTTGGACTGCATTGGTTACCTAAAAATAAAATATCGATTTCCTTTTTATGAAATGATAATAGTTCAGGTAATTTATGTGATTTATATAAATCTTCCAAAAATTGATTATATACCAAAGGAATGAAGTGGCATTTTTTATTTGAAAAATGGTCATTATAAAATGCTATATTTAAAATACTATATTCCCAAATATAAGTATTTGCAGGGTTTTTTATATTTATATATTCTTTCATTAAATTCTGATCATACAATGAATGGTTTATAATATAATCCGCATGAATGAATATAATTTTCGTTTTATTGGTATTTGCGTTAAAAACAATTTCAATATCGTTTAAAAATAAAATTAGAAAATCCGTATCTTGTGAAAATAGTGAAATATCATGAATAATTGATACATTACAGTTTTTTGATTTAAAAAATTCATTGTTTGTAAAAATATGGTAAATCGAATTTATATAGAGGTCAAATGCAATATACCTTCTGTTATATAATATTTGTATTTTCATTGGTTTGTTAAAAATAAATATATATTCTATATATTCTTTTTGTGAAAATTATATAAAATAAAGTTCCGAAATAATACATACAAGGCATTTTGTAAAAATGATCGAACAAATCCCACTGTTTAAAGTTTTTATGTCTAACGATGTTATTGATCCATTGAATCAAGTAATCATGTCTGGTTTTATAACGCAAGGACAACAAGTCGAAAATTTTGAGGCGAGTCTGATAAATTTTATCGGAAATCCTTATTTACTTACATTGAATTCCGCGACATCTGGTTTAACCCTGGCTCTGAGATTATTACAAAACGCCGATGAAACAAATGGTTGGCCAGGATTTGACATTGATACAGACTATGTATTAAGTCCCGCTTTAACCTGTTTTGCCACAAATGCAGCAATCCTAGGAAACAATTGTAAAATCAAATGGATTGATACAGATAATACAACCGCGAATGTCAGCATTGAAGATATAAGCAACAAATTAAACGCAAATACAAAAGTGTTATATGTGGTTCATTGGGGTGGATATCCGGTAGATTTAGATGCATTAAAGGTTCTCCAAGAAGAACATTTCAACAAATATGGATACCGATTTATTATAATCGAAGATTGTGCCCATGCATTTGGTGCGGAATATAAGGGTAAAAAATTAGGAAATCATGGAAATATTTGTGTATTTAGTTTTCAGGCAATTAAACATTTAACAACGGGTGACGGTGGTATGATAACGCTTCCAACAAAAGAACTATACGATAGGGCTAAATTATTACGTTGGTTTGGCATCGATCGCGATAAAAGGAATTACAATAGAAAAGATTTTCGTTTAGAAAACGATATTTCTGAATGGGGATATAAATTTCATATGAACGATATCAATGCGACTATTGGTCTATATAATTTACCGCATATGAATGGTCTTTTACAGAAAAACCGATCAAATAACGATTATTTATATGAGAATTTGAGAGGAATCGAAGGAATTCAATTGCTAGAAAATAACGACGATCGAAAAAGTGCATGTTGGTTATTTACTATGCGCGTTGATAGAAAGAATGATTTTGTTGAAAAAATGAAAGAATATGGTATAATGACAAGCCAGGTACATAACAGAAACGATTTAAATACGTGCGTTTCAGAATTTGTTTGCGATTTACAAAATATAACCGAATTGGAAAAATCCCTTATATGTATTCCGGTGGGTTGGTGGCTAGAAAATAATCAACTCGAATATATGATCGAAAAAATAAAGGGAGGGTGGTAAAATCATTACAATGTATCGAATAATATTTTCATTTCAGAATTTAATTTATTATATTGCTCCATGAATTTTTCATAATCTACAAAATATTTTTTCAGATGTGTAATTGTATCCGTTTGATCATGAGGGTGTAAAAATTCAGTTGGTATGAAAACAGGAATTTCTAGTTTTTCATTATTGTAGGGATGTTCTTTCCATTTTTGTAAATCCGATCCATAGTTACACATCGTAACATTGCCACCAGTATGATAAAACAAATTCACATTTTTATCTGATATATCATATACATTTACACCACCCAATAATAAAATATAACCAAATAGAACCTGATGTATCCATATATTTTTGAATTTAACATTAAATATATCATTGATTACGTCAAAGTCCGCGACATTTAATATTTTTTCGACGGATTTCTTGGAAATAATACCAATCGATACATCAGGCACAATAAAATTTTTACTATTATAATCCCGGGTTATGTCGCGCAAATTCATTTTTTCGATAAATTGTCTTTGGATATCATGGTTTTCCATATTTAAACATCCCGGTAAATTCCATTGTTTTGATTTAAAATAAAACATACATAAAAATACGTCATCGTTTATTTTGTTCAGTTCATTCACCATATATTTTTCAAAATAATCAGTGAATATTAAATAATCGTCTTCGATAAAAATATGATAATCGAAATCCATATTTTGCTGAATTGCCGTAAAAAATTGTCCGTAACTAATTCCAATATTCTCACATTCAATTATTTTGATTTTGTCTTTGATACTTGAAATATCGATATTGTCAAAGTTATAATAATCGGGATATTCCTGATGTTCTTGATTTATTTTGGGTTTCATGATTGTAATTTGGGTTATGTCAGTTTTTATTTTATTCAGTAATGACAGATTGTATTTTAAATAATTTTTTTTATTCATAACGCCATAATTGGCTGCATATGTCGCAATCACTAGATTCGTTTTCATTTTTTTATATGTGATGAATATATATATGTCTATATCATTTGCGATAAAAAATGATATAGATAAGGTACCATTTATATCGATATTACAATAAATGGAAATTTTTGATATAAGAGAAATTGTTTGCCAAGATTATCACGATGGTTATTTCGAGTGAATGTATGAATTTTCGAATTACAAAAAGGATGTGTCACTCGAAGATTTTAAATTATATCTCGAAAACCGAGACAAAATTCGAATATTGGTGATTCACGATGGTGAAAAAATCGTGGGAGCAGGAACTCTATTTAAGGTCTATCCGTGTTTTTGTATCCGCAAAGAATGTATGGATACAAAAATGTGGATTGCCTATATCCAAACAGACTCGTGCATAAATATATTTATGCACGAATAGAGATTAAATTAGATAAATTACATAATAACCCGATCGGTCAAATTGAGGATGTTGTTATAACTGAAAAATATAGAAATATGGGGCTTGGTAAAAAAATTATTAATGAATTGATAAAAATTGGATTGAATGAATTTCAATGTTATAAAATTATATTGAATTGTTTGGAAAAAAACGTAAAATTTTATGAAAAATGTGGATTCGTGATTTCGGGTGCGCAAATGAAATACATTGGGTTCTAGAATAAGGAAATAAACTAAAGTAGAAGATCGGATAAAAACATTTTAAGATTTGGACGAAACGTAGTATAATCATACTCAAAAAATTTTGAAATATCATATTCAATATATTTAAATATAACATTGGGACAGTTCATATTTTCAAAATATGTATGATTTGTACCACTTATAAACAATATTATAGAATCGCTATTATAATTTAATAACTGTTCCATTATTAATTGAAAAACATCCTTTTGAATATAATAATGTCTTGTTAATATTATAAAAAAATTTTTTTTATTCAAATCTGATTTCAACCGAACAAATCTTCTTTTGTATTTTTCAAACATATCTGTCTCATTATCATGTGGAAATGTGATATTAGTAGCCGAATTAATTCTTCCGTTTTCAATAGCATTGCCTAATAATTTTTTAACTATATCATCCATATTGTCTGATAAATTCAATTCATTAATAAGTGACATATTTTCAATGATATTAGTTTCATGAACTGGGTCTATTTTAGCTATCCAATCAAATGGATAACTGGCCTTTCTTAAATTAAGTTCTTTTAATGTCATTGCAATAGAACAATGATCACCTATAGGTATAATATTGTAATCTGAATATTTTCCCATAATAATATATATATAATAAAAAATATAAAAAATTCTTCATTTGTACGAACCAAAGAGGTAAATGGATACTAGCTTTGTGTGATATTGATTGACGATTGTACTTAATTAATTACAATCATCAATCGAATAGACATCAAGGTCTATCCGGGGATAAATATATTTATCCTGGGTTTTAGGTCTATATCAAAGAGAGTGTGTGTTTTTGTATCTATCCTTCGGGTACTTTCGTTGCGGATACAAAAACGAGGATAGACCTTAACATAAAATATAATCACCCTTTAAACATACCCAGTTTTCTGGAAATATATTTTTCATGATATTCGATATATCATTTTCGTTTCTACCCAATACCTTTTTACAAAATTTTTCTCCATAATCATTAGGATATATGACACATTTATTTTTATTTTTATTTAAATATGCTCCCCACCAACCAAATGTAGAATGGCATATTATATTATGGTGACAAAGCGACATTGTCCAAATATCTATATAATCGTAATTGTTTTCACAAAACACAACGGACATATTTTCAATAACATTTATATTTTCAAATAAATGTTTGGCCTCTTGAATATTATCAGATACAACATATAAAATAATTTTATCTTCGTTATCGTTTAAAACATGTTCTTTTAAATAATGAATGGCGTCTTGGATGAACGAATATTTGTATCTTATATTACCCCATAACAAACGTAAATGAATTGAAATATTAATAACATTTCCGCAATGCAATTCGGGATATTTTGAATAAATTGTATTTAAAGATTCTTCATCCGGAGAAAATAATTCTTGCAATTCCTCAACATTTTCGTTATAATATTGAATTGATTGCAAATAACTATCCTTAATTAATACATTTTTATCTTTATTTTGGATAACTAAATCAATTAAATTATTACTATAAGTTTCAGCGAATTTATCTTCCCAAATGTGTATATCATAATCGCGGCAATCAACGTTCAAATACATGGGCGATTGCAAAAAATGTCTAAATATAGTTTTACTAAAAACATCATGACCTAATGATTTTAATTTTTGTATGTAATAATGAAGATGATAAAGATTCATTTGAATGTTGTATTTTTTGCAAATACCATATTGAGATGATAATTCATACAAAATGTTTCCTAAACCTGTATTTTTAAAATTTAAACTACCACTTTCAATGGGTGTAAAATATATTCCCAACATTTATAAATGTCGTTGTTATAATTTTATATAATTTTTATGAAATTATATAAATTGTAGATCTTTCTGGAGACGAATGGAGGGTTTATGATGCATAAAAATATAATTTAATTATCTGACAGATGTATTTTATTTCGTTATTTGTTAATAAGGTGTGGCTAGGTAAAAATAGACCATTTGTTGATATATATTTTGAATTACTCAAATCATTTTCATCGAAATACATAGTAGTTTTGTTTATTTCTGGATATGTTACACGCGTTTGAATGTTATGTTTATTTAAGAATGTAGCCAATTCATCCCTATTTTCGACAAATATGTCAATGAACCATGGTATCCATTCATCATTTTGAGGTGGAATCATTTTGCAAAAACGTTGAATTTCATTTAATTCATTGTAATATAAATCAAATATTTCTCTCATTCGTTGAACTCTATGAGGTAATTTTTTCATTTGTTCAATGCCAATGACTGCCTGTATATCTGTGAATTTTAAATTCAGACCAAAAATTTCATATATTTCACTACCACCTTCCTTTCTACCGAAATTTTTTATCATATTCATTTTTTTATACATTTCTTCATTGCTTGTCAATAAAAATCCGCCTTGACCAGTAGATATTATTTTTGGTGTGCTCAATGAAAAGCAACCAATGTCTCCATATGTTCCAAGATGTTTTTTTTTTAAAAAACACCCGAGCGATTGAGCGGCATCTTCCACCAAAAATAGATTAGTGGTTTTACAATATTCTACAATTTCATTTAGATTTCTAGTTCTATTATTTAATGATACATGTAGAATTGCCTTTGTTTTGTCGGTAATATGTTTTTCAATTATTTCTTTATTCAATGTGCCAGTTTCAGAATCAACATCAACTATAACGGGATGGGCACCTACTATTTTAATAGAATTGATCGAAGCAATCATTGTATAATTTGGTACAATGACGTCATCTCCTTTTCCAATACCTAATGATAAAAATGCCAACATTAATGCGCATGTCCCGCTTGTTGTCATGCTACAATATTTGGCGCCAGTAAATTCGCATATCATTTTTTCTAATTGCGTAGTCTGTTTAAATTCTGTTACAAAATTATCACCCGTTTTCATATATTCGAAGCATGCATTTGCTTCATTAATATCAAAATTCGGTCTTGTTTGAATAATTTTATCTTTCGAATTAAACCAATTATCGCAAATGTTATGCAAATTATTTTTAAAACATAATTGATAATAACCCCCAATCGTCATTTTTACGGGTATTCTATCGTCACGTGGATTTGTATAAGTTATATTAGTTATATTAGTTCCCATGTATTGTTTGTAATCTTTTAACAGTATGATTCTAAAATCTAATGATATGCGAATATCATTTTCTATATTTTTTTCGTTATAATGAGTGCATGTATTCCCATTAAAATAAAATAGATCTCCATATTCCAAATCGATTCCCTGAAAATCCCCCTTTCCGGGTTCGCTTTCAATAAAGATTCGATTTGTTCTATACATTTTAGTGATTGGCAATAGAAAATTTTTTTCGCCAATGGGATGTTTTCCTAAGTCATCGGAATCATAATGGGGTGGAATAACAGTATTATTAAAATATTGTATTCTAATACTCGGAAAACTTTGATATATTAAAACATCTTCTGTGGGAAATAAATTATCATATATATCTTTTATCAATTCGCAATACAATTTTTTAAAGGTTGGATCATTTTTGATATCTTTATAAAATATTTTATGCAAATCTGTTTCTATATTCGCCAAATTATCACTATTTAAGTCATTTTGCGATTTTAAATGCAATTGTTGCAAATTTTCGTATTGATATAACGATTTAAAATATTCTAAAAATGCGTGTTTAGATCGATTCAATGTATAAATTTTGTGTTGTCCAATTGTAGTTTTTAAATTAAAATTCATCTTAGATTAAGGTATATCTGTGTTGTTATTATTTTGAATATAAAATATGGCATTTCTATATCATTTTCATTCATAAATACATTTATCCCAGGATGTAGATTAAGGTCTATCTGCGGTTTTGTAGCCAATTGACTACAAAACCGTGAATATCCTATATCCAAACATACTCGTTGATAAATATATTTATCCACGAATAGAGATTAATCTCTATTGCAAAATATTAATATTATTACAATAGATGATTGTGCGTTATATTGGATTAAAATGTAATATTTTTCATTATATATAATGAAAAATGCGATTTGTGCTTTAATCTCTATTCGTGCATAAATACATTTATGCACGAATAGAGATTAAAAGAATTCACAAATAATTTTATGGATAAGAATGATATTCATAATTCCGTTAATTTTACAAGTGTTCCTTATACAAATTTCTGCATAATAAAGACAGAATATTTTAAAAATTGCGATTTATTCAAGCTATGGTGTAAAGAAATTGAAAATGAGGGCGGTATATTTGTATCTAGATGGGGAGATGCTAATATATGGGGAATATATTTATCCATGACGAATATTGATAAAACAAATTTTATAGAGGATGACCGAATAAAATACTATCACGGAACGCATTTCATGTTGATAAATTAGACCATGATCATGATAATAGATAAAATGATATATTTGATAAAAAGATAATAAAAATATTATTATATGTTGAAATATAAATTTTCATGGAATCAAATAATTTTATTATCAGAAAATTAAACAAGAATGATTATACTCATTATTCAATAATGATAAACGAATTCAGAGAAACCATTTTTACAAGCGAACAATTTAATGAAACATTGGACTATATGTTTCCATACTCTGAAATATGGGTCATAGAATGCGATAATGATATTATTGCTACCGGAACAATAATTTACGAAAAAAAGTTTATTTATAATAATACTTCAATGGGACACATTGAAGACGTTTGTGTAAAGAATAAATATCGCAAATTCGGATTTGGAAAAAAAATAATAAACCATTTAATGAATGAGGCGAAAAATCATGGATGTTATAAAGTAACATTGGATTGTAGTGAGGAAAACTCACATTTTTATATCAAATGTGGTTTAGAAAAAAGAGGATTACAAATGTGTCAATTAACATGTAATTTTTAGGTATATTTCATATAAACTTTATTTTTTGATATATCACCATTTATCATGATATATCAAATATCAAATATCAAAAATTCTTACAGGTATCCAACCACAGAAAGGTACATTTATACATGCATGATATATATTATTCATCCAACCATTCTATATTTTGTAGCGTCCATTGAACCGTTTTTTCCAGAGATTTTTCAAAATTGAACTTGGGACGCCATCCTAGATCATGAATCTTAGTACCATTTAATCCATATCTCAAATCGTGCCCAGGTCGCGAACTATGAAAATCGACCATCTCGTATTTCAATTCTTTTCCAACGGTTTTTGCAATCAATTTCGCCAAATCCAGATTCGAAACCTCCTTTTCCCCTGCGATATTATATTTTTCCCCAATTTGTCCATTATTTATCAAAAATAGAACCGCATTGGCAATATTTTGCGCATGGATATAAAAACGGGTACCAGAGAGCTCTTTATCTGGATACGAATGAATATATACCAGTTCATCATTCAAAATCTTTTTTATACAAAGTGGAATAAATTTTTCCACATGCTGCCTTTCACCAAATGCATTCATGACATTGACGATCATTAGTGGCACTTTATAAGTATTTTCATATGCGATACAAATATTTTCTGCGGCGGATTTCGATGCTGAATACGGATTTGTGGGTCGGTGTCTATCCCATTCGTTGTACAGTGTATCACCCAACGCTGGACCAAATACCTCATCTGTGCTAAAATAAAAAAATATTTTCAGACTCGACAGCGTCCTCGCCCATTCCAATATGCTTACTGTACTATTCACGTTGTTCTTAATAATTTTTTCGGGTTCTTTGATACTATTATCTACGTGTGTTTCTGCTGCCATATGAACAATATAATCGATATCATTTCCGATTTCCTTTTTTATTCCATCCGAGATTTCATTACAAATATCGATCGTATATATTTTCACTCGTTTTGAATATAGCAATTCATTATTGCGTAAGCGATTTAGTCCCATACTTGCATAGGTAAGTTTATCAAAAATGATGATATCCCAATCCGTGTTTTTATGCACATATTCTGCAAAATGGTGCCCTATAAAACCACAACCACCGGTTATCACGATTTTTACCATTTTATTCAATAATAAAGTGTAAATTCATATATCGTTTTTATAAATATATATCATATCAATCCCGACCCTATTGATATAATGAAAATAAAAAATTGAATTGGATTCGGTAATCTACATCCGGAGATAAATACATTTATCCCGGGTTTTAGATCTCGCAAAGAGGGTGGGTGTTTTTGTATCCGCAACAAAGGATAGAGATACAAAAACACGGATAGACCTTAAAAGTAATCTATAACCGAATCACAAAATCTCCAAATCTTGGAGCTTCCAGTATTCACATCCACCATTCGGCAAAGGCCTCTTCACAATAAAGGGAATTTTTTTCTGTTCGAATTCGGCCGTCGCAATCAAATATCCGTCCAAGATTTCGGGATCCACCTCCACAAAGGGCTTTGCTCCCGAATTGACCTGTTTGGCACGTTCTCCCAAAATTCGCGCACGCTCATATTTGGTAATAAATGGCAAAGTTCGGTGAAGAGGATCGCAAACCATTCCATTTTCGTCGCGAACGACCCGTGTCAAAATATCCACCTCATCATTATTGAGTGCGCGCATCTCGGGATAATATTCCTCTAAAATATCGGATTTAAGATTTTCGTCGAATTTTTGTAAATAATCTTCGTCTTCCTCTTCATCCTCCTCCTCCTCATCATCTTTATCAAATTCGTCGTCGCTTATATCCAATCCAAATGGATGAGGTGCGGATGATTTTTTTGTATTTATAGACGGTGTCGTTTCCGCCTCTTTTTCTAAATCTATATCCACGTCAGAATCCGCATCAGAGTCAGCATCCGAATCGATATCTGATCCAGCATTTGATTCCGAATCCGATTCAGAGCCTCTTTCAGATTCCGATTCGTCGCCATCTGGTGATATCTCTTTTTCAATTGCAGGATTCATTGTGTGTATTTACTTGATATGTGTATGTTGTGTGTGTATATATATTTTACCATAAAATATAAATCAATTTTTTTGAAACGCTTCCCATTCTCTAATTTTTTCGATATCTTTCTCAGTAAAAGGTATTCTATACGGTGTCGTATTATTCGTGTGATACCAACGTGTTATTGCGTCGGCGCTGTAATATTGTCCGTCACTCAACCGAATTCCATACCCTTTGATTCGCTCGCGAGTAATAATACATGTTTTACCAAGACATTCATTCAAATGAATTTTAGTTGGTTTGCTACCATGAAGTCGCGACGATCTTCTTGGTTCTGGTTCTGGTTCTGGTTCGGTGTCAATATTCGTAAAAAATGAATTTGTATCCGCATATTGGCTAAATCTTATATCTTGACTCATTCTTATTTGTAATGATGGATATGGAATATATCGTATATATTCCATTTTACTGATACCCCTAATTATCTTATACTTTATCTATGTATTTTTCTCAATATCTTATCTCGAATCATCCGTTTTCCACACCGTGTCGCAAACCGCGCACATATATAAATATTTCAGATTTTCGTCGTCATACCGAATATAAATGACCTCCGGACTCGCCTTCTCTTTTTCTGAATCACTATGTGTTTTACATGCTGCGTTCGGACAATCAATATTATAAATGCGCGGAAGGGTTTTGTCCAATTTGGTGTATTCGTTGATGATATGGTTGAATTTCTGTTCTCCCTTACGAATTTGCGTTTTTAAAACACAAGTATTTTCCGCGGAAATCGTTTCATCCTTATGACCACAATTTCGGCAATAATATACCAATTGGTTGGAATCCTTTT